TACTCCTGAAGACGGGAAGCAATAGCCAACTGCGGAATAGTTTGGACACCAGTCATCGAAACGGCAGAGCTACTACCAATAGGAAGAAGCCGACTAAATCGATCAGGATTAGCCGGGATGACAGCCATAGGATGGGCAAGGTTAAAAATAATAGGCTCAGCGAGGCCCTTTGCGTCGTCGCGCGAACTAAATTGATCTAGAGGCGCCGAAGTTCCCCAGATTTGAATCGCAGTCGGTTGAGCCGCAACCGGATAACCGTCGCCTGAAGCACCGGCAGCAGCGCCTGTAGAGGAAATATCGGAGGCGATAATCTGCCGAAGCAAAGCAGAACGACAATAGGTGTTATTGGAAGATGATACGGCTGCGGGATAAAATTGACTCTCAAAATAGGCATCAAGGAATTCAAGATTACCATAACGTTGAGTAAAATATGAATCCGCAGAATTCGAATTAAAGCCATAGGTGCCATTGGTAGCGGTAGAATGACCTGTTACGGTGTAATACCAAGAAGCGGGCCAAGCAAAGGAATAGAGCCCCCACTGCGAGTAACTGTAGTAATTTCGGACGATATCCCAATAGGCGAGATACGTATCAGCGTTAGCCCAAACACCTCCAACAATACCCGAGGGGAGAACGATGCCGGAAGTTGAAGCAGGCGTAGCATAATTAACAGCACGATTAGATACGCGCAGCCAATACATAAGTGAATTAGAAAAAGTCGCAGTAACAGCAGGAGTCGCGCCAGTCGAAGGAATTCCTGGAACTGCGTTAATCCAATTCAAACTCAAACTATTCATATCGAACTTACTGCTATTCGTTCTGAGCTCAGGGTGATACAACTGAAGAGGTACCCAAAAGCGGTGAAGCCGAATAGTGTAAGGATTGAACGTTGGAACGGCAAGGGGATTACTTCGAACATCGATGCCTTGCTCGATAGAAACGCGGTCGCGAGCGTTGATAAAATCAATTCGCACCGGATACAAAATACCCGGTGTACACGTAAAGGCTTTACTCTCAGGAACATCGTAACGAGAGTAACCATTCACGGCATGTGAAATAAAGGGTTGCTTTCCCATAAATTAAGTAATTAGTTGAAGTTTATAATGATCTCTCCAAAACTGGAGAATGTCTAAATTTAACCAAGTAGGGGGGTCAAAATCGGGCATCTTCCGAGAAGATGCAGAAAAACGCATTATTTGCTTTTGCTCCCACGTATACGACGCTCTACAGGATACGGCGGAATTGAGGCCGAACCGCTCAACACACAGAGACACAATACGCTTAACCAGAGAAGACTTGCTAAAATGTGCATAAGCATCAGCAGCGGCAATCGAACGCAAAGTCTCGTCTTCCTGTTTAAGATATCTAAGATAATATCGAGGGATCGAGTAATTATAACTGATACGCTTCTCGAAATTATAATAAGACCACGTCGAAACACGAGCAGAAGGGCGAGGCATATAACCAAGAAAATCACCAACGCCAGCAGATACGAATTTTCGCGTATAACGGCGATGTTGGAGGAGGCAAGATAAAGGTATAAGTGTTCCATCTACGGTAACGAATTTATCCGAGATTTCCTCGGGGTTAAACTGAATTTGTTTAGTAACATACTTAACGCAGTAACGAGCGCGCTTATGGGTAGCCTTTGCCAGCCACACAAAGCCAAGATCTCGAACAGCAGAACGAATGGTGTTATAAAGAACATTTGTGCCAAAGAGAAAGCCGTGAAAATGCAATCGAGGCTCATTTCCCGTCTCAGGATGAGTGCCGAACTCTTGAAAAAAGGCATGCTTGAACGAATGACCGAGTTTGTGCCGCAAACGCTCATTGAAACGACGGATGAATCGAGAAGGATCAAGCAAAGCTTCGTTGTAATACTTCGGAGCAATCGTTATAGTAATGAAAATAGCCTGCTGGTTATTAGCCTTACAACAAGCGAGCTCACGCTCTAGGCGGACAAACCAGTCATTACGCTGACGACGCAAGCAGTCTTCACACTTACCACACGGGACCATGAGCCATTGACGGGCGACATCCCAAGGTCGAAGAGCTAAGGCCGATTTAGCAACATCGGAGCCATTACGACAAGGGTTCTTCTTGTCAAAATAACGGCGATTTCGTATCCATATGGGAGAAGAGCAGGCCATTACAGAAGGCTTCTAAGACAATCAAATTTAACACCAGGACGATCAAGACGACAGCGGACGAGATAGTCTCTCGCAGGACCCTCGTCAGCAAACCAAGCGATAGTAACTCGCTTTTTGCCGCGATATGCGCCAATAGAATAACGAAGAGGGACACCATCAACAGTAGGGGAAAATCTAAGTTTGAAATCGAAGTTATCCATAATTTAAAAATATTACTCTACGCTTCGAAAGACGGTACTTTCGAGCGCGAGAACTACTACGTTTCGCCGGCCGACAGCCTTAACGGCTGGGACGCTGCGCGTCTTCGGCCTCCATGGCTCCACTTCGTTTGGGATATACCGGCAAAGCCGGTGGATACAAAAAGCCCACAGGAGAAGGGGATATCTCCTGGGGCCTAGTGAGTCAAAGGACTCTTCCACCAAGCGGGCGGGTCACTACTTTAGTGCCCTTTCCCTTCTTCTTTCGACGTGCTTTCATTGTGAGTTAGATCAGCATTAAACATAAGGACAAGCGTATTATCGAAAAAGTCAATCGAAAAATCAGGATACGCAGTCAGGGCCTCTACAAGACAGGGAATACGACAATGATCGATATAGGGCGAAGCAGAAATAGCAGAATGCTCTACATGATCAGTAATAGGAGTACGAGCAAGAGCATCAAGAGGAAGAGTTTCAAACTGATCATCTTTGATGTAGCCTACCTGTACAAGGTCAACCTTCAGAGCCGGATTGATGCGGCGAATAACAACATGAATCTGTGTCATAACAACATTATTTAAAATTATTTTGAAAGTCAATGCAAAAACGACGCCAAGCGAAGGACAAATCAAACCAAAAGGAAACGCCTTCGGGCGTGTGAACGAATATGAAACTCATAGAAACAAGATCGCCTATGCCGAAATGAGGCGAATGCAATACACTCTCAATTCGAGAACGAAGCATAGCTCGAAATAAGTTATTGCGTTCACCATCAAACCCGCAGTTTGATCTAAAAGCAGAAAGTATACCTCGACGGCGAAGCCACTCGACGAAAAGGTAATCTACAGCGTCAATTGACAATTCGGAAATAATTGAAACTCTAGTCTTTTTCATAACAATAAGGTTACTGGTTTGAAATGCAAAGTAAGCAAGAATAACCAAACCTCAAGGTTCAAAAAGTCGAAGAAACTGTTCAATTTCTCTCATGATAGTTACGACGAGTGTAAGTGCTGCCAGTCGGGGTTCCCGATGGGCCGTAAATCTCCCTCACTTCCTCATAGCCTTCGGGACCGGCAGGACCCGCTGCCTTACGACCAACGTAGGAAGCACCGGCGATGCCTGCGGCAGTAGCAAAAGCTTTTGTAACATCATAAAACAGAGCGTTCTTGTTCTTGCGGATAGCAAACCAGTTACCGGACAGGCTCTGGCGACCTTCACCAAGATCAAGGCCACGAAGATAAGAGTAATATTCGCGACCTGTAATCTTCTCAAATTCTCCAGTGGGTTCACCCTTCTCGTTGATCAGAGGAACCTTTACAGGGGTTTCCCAAGTGACTTCAAACATGCGTTGCATATCCTTCTGCTGAATGTCAAGAATATCAGCATGAGAACGGGACTCACGTGCGGAGGCTTTAGCAGAATCGGCGACAGCGCAAAGATAGGCAAGGTTGGCAGCGGCAGACTGTTCGAGAAGAGGGATCTCAGCATCGTTTTCAGCACGAATACGCTTAGTGCGCTCAACCTGTTCAGCATAAGCAGACTGAATGCGCTGGAAATCATACGTAGCAGCAAGGTCTGCATACTTGTTGTAGGCCTCCTGATTGATAGCCAACTCGCCATAATAACGAGCGAGCGAAGACTGATTGTCAATGTTAGCTCGCTTTAGTTGCTTCTCGAGCTCGATAAGGGCCTGGCCTTGTTCCCTGGTGGGCATCCTGTTACGAATGTCATCAGCCTGAGCATTATCGAGATTAGCGGCAGCCTTATTGCGTTCGATAGTCGAATTAACACCCATGGCATCGAGAGCGACACCTGCAGCAGCAGAACCAGCGCCAGGAGGCAGAGGACTGGAGAAGTCAAAAGAGCCGCCTGAAGGGCCGGAAGCACCAACGGAGCCCGAAGAACCGCCAGACATAGTAGCATTGACGCCGACGCCTGAAGAGCCTAAGACGGCAGCAGGGGTAATGCCGGCCTTCAAGTAACGATCAAAAACCTTCGTGGGGTCATTGTAAGCATTCTCATAATCAAACTGTTTCTGCCAGTTAGCATAATTGATTTCACCTTGTTTTTGCATCTGCTCCAAAGCGTACTGCTGTTGAAGTTTCATTTGCTTCTGCTGATATTTCCATTGTCTCTTGAGCGAGGGTTTGAACAGGCCAGAGGCAACCTGACCGCCGGCCGAAATACCAGCGGCACCAAGTATAGCACCTGTGGAAAGAGGTCCGACGTAGGACTTGAAATCAATGAGTCTCATATTACGGAAGCGAAAAATTGTTCGAACGGATAATGTAGTCTACACGAACAGTATCAATATGAATACCTGCTCGAGCAACTTTTGCCTGTGCAGAACACGAGGACAAGAAAAAGGCAGCCAAAGCAGCGACAATGGACGAGACGAGCGTCCAAAACGCCTTCGACTTATAAAAGGGTTGTTTAGTATCAGACATGATAGTAGAATTTAAAGAACGATAGAAAAATGCGCGGCCTCTCCTGCAGTCGTTACCAATAACCTTCAGCAATTCACGGACTCTCGCAGAAGGGGTCCGCGCACGTAGCATATATCGTCAAGTAAAGGATATACTATTTTTCTTCAGAATTGGCAGATTTCGAAGCAGACTTCGATCTATCCAACTCTGAGTCAATGAGTTCCTGTCCGACCTCGAGACCGTCAAACTTATCCATACGGGAAAACGAGTTAGGATCGAAGTCGATATCAGGGTTGAACTTCTCACCCTTATCAAAATCAGCCGACGATGCCTCAACATCTGGACGACCAGGAAGGACGTCGACAGAACCAGAACCGTCGAGAACAGAAAGAATACGCTGACCGCGAGAAACGTAAGCTTCGCGATCTTCAATCATCCAATCTAATGCCATAAAATGTAATATTATCGGTTAGACAAACGGGTTGCAAAGGTTTTGTTAATCAGGTTCTTCTTCTGAACAGCGTAAGACATATTCACAAAGAAATTATCTTCCACGTCAGAAGCGAAAGGAGAATTAACTTGCGACATGTCGACGAAAAGGGCAGGCGCGTAATCAGCCTTCGAAGGCCAATAGGAACTCCAATTCAATTGCCGCTGCTGTACCCAATAAGCATAAAGATTTCGACCTTTAACAGATCCAGCGGTACTAGAAATTTGACCTAAAACTTCATCATAAGAAGACCGAAACTCATTAAAGCAGGGCTCTTGTGAAAAAGTAGACTCGACGACGCCGCCAACAAGATTGCCAAAACGCCAATTAGGTACGCTCTGATATCCTATATCATTGTAGATTGGGTTGAAATAATCAGAGCCTCGATAATTCAAGTAGTCAGGTTTAATCTGCGACCAGTAATAAACAGGTCGAATACTTAGCATATCAATCAAATAACCAGGTTCGCGGAAGTAATAGGACTGTCGGCGACCAAGGCGATCATTAAAGGCAATAGCGCCACCCTGCTGACCAAGAGGACCGGTCGCACCCGGATTACCAAAATTATTTTGTCCGGCTTGATTCATAATAACCTGCACGTTAATAGTCTGAGAAGCGCTAAAGAGAAGTTTCGGCCGATCAACATGCTCAATCTTAGAGGCAAAAAACGTCTCGAGCCAATCGCTATAACGAGAACCACCAGCACCGAGGAGATCTTTGTACTCCTGAAGACGGGAAGCAATAGCCAACTGCGGAATAGTTTGGACACCAGTCATCGAAACGGCAGAGCTACTACCAATAGGAAGAAGCCGACTAAATCGATCAGGATTAGCCGGGATGA